ACCAGTGACATGGCTATTTGGATAAAAGGATTGAGATATTTAGAAGAAATGAGTGAAACAATTTCAACAGCTTATAAAATTTTAATTAGTGCCAAAGAAGAGGAAAAAGGCTTTTTTGAAATCTATTGCGAAATGATGAATAGAAACAGAATTATAAATGAATGTATAATGACGAATATGTTCAGCTTATTAATGGAGGTGTGCGGTGATTTATGAATGATACATTGAAAAAGTTACGAAAAATTGAACTTGATACACGGCAGATATATGAGCAAGGCACATTAGCTTATTTACGGCTCGTTTATAAGCGACTAGGCGTTTCAACATATAGAAAGGCATTAGAACACCTTGAAATGTTAGAAATGGTTAGGCATGACACAAAAACGAATAGAGAGCTATTCGAGAAAAACAACGATAAAGAAATGAGTTTAATTGAGCGCAACGCTTTAGTGAGGTTTGGAGAAGGTTATATCGAAACGGCATTGAGAGAGCTTGATAAATTAGAAAAATTATCAAAGGAGGACAACAAATGAAAGTAAATACGAAGGACATTGAATGGTTATTGGAAAACGCTACGCAATACAAAATCTCAAAAGAGGCGAAAGTTCATCAACCTATCCTATCTGGATTGAAAAACGGCACTAGAAAAATGGAAAATCTATCAGTTATGATTGGCGACCGTTTAACAACATACGCGCAAAAATTAAAACGAGAAAAAAATAAAAAATAATTCATCAAAACTATTTACAAACCATAATGAATGTTATATAATAACAATGTAAGCAAAACATAAAGGAGGAAAACAAATGACAAGAACAGAAAAGGAAAGACGCAGACGCTTGAAAAAGCAGCAAGCGAAAAATAACATGCGAAAAGCGTTTTTACAAAAATATTTCAAGTTCTTAGCCTATACAGGATTGGCACTAGCTTTCATCATTACAATAGCTTGGATGTTTGCAGGCGCTCACGAACAACAAGGCAAAGAGGTTGAGGCTTGGAAAAACGGCACGTATGTATATCCACAAGGATAAAAAAGAAGAAAAGGAGCAAACAAAATGACATTCGAACAATTACACAATAGCTATTTAGAACAAGAAGAACCAAAGATTTTTGGAACTGACTGGAAAGGACATGAAATTTATGTAGGCGATGAATACTATGACATTATGGGCGAGTTTGTACCAGTTGAAGATTTAGAAGAGTTCATCGGAGAAAGATTTAGCAAATACACTGCAGGAGAGTAAAGGAGAGGCAAAGCATGACAATTACAAAATCAGAAACAATCATCAAATTAGCAAAATCATTAGTAGAAACACAAAAAGAATTAAAACAACCTTTGAAAGACGCAAAAAATCCTTTTTTTAAATCGGAATATGTACCACTTGAAAACGTGGCAGAGGCAATCACTCAAACGGCTACAAAATACGGACTAGCATTTTCACAATACGCAACCACTACTGAGAGTGGAAACGTATCAGTCGGAACAATTGTATTTCATGAAAGTGGCGAATACATTGAATATCCGCCTCTAATCTTGAAACCTGAAAACACGAAACCACAATCAATCGGTTCAGCTATCACTTACGCCAAACGTTATGCTCTATCCGCAATTTTTGGTATTACAAGCGATAAAGACGATGACGGAAACAAGGCAAATGGAAACGGTGAACAACAAAAGCAGCCGCAGAAACGAAACCAAAAACAAGCACCACAAAACGAACCAAACGTACATGAAATCGTTGAAAAATACGTTCAAAAGCTTGAAGAGTTAGGCGTAAATAGAGCGGACGTTGTTGAGTACGTATGCAACAAGCACAGCGTGGGAAATATGTTTGATATCGCACCAAATATCCTAGTAGGCGAAATTAAACAAATTTACATGAAGAAGAGCAATGAACAAAAAGCAAACACAAACGAGAAAGGAATTGACAGCGAATGGTAACAGAAATCGCAAAAATCACAAATAACTTTGAAATCGTCCAAAATTTAGCGGGCGGTTTCGAGGTGCCTAACTTACAAATGTATATTGATACATTTCAGGCTTACGCCGATAACATTGATGAGGTGTTAATCGTAACCTCAGACGAAAACAGCGTGAACGGGGCGAAAGCTACAAAGAAAGAGTTTAAAGAATTAGAGGACGCAATCGACAAACGTTTTTCAGAGTTCATGGAACAAATTAAACCCGTTACAGACGCCAGACTAGACTTGAAACGTATCATGAAGAAAGCAAGCGCAAACATTGATGAGAAAATCAAAGAGGCGTATAGAGCATGGATTGATGAGGCTATTTTTGAGTATCAACGCTTAGCGAGTTTCGATGTAACTTTTGAAATGCTAGACGAAAAAGCGTTCGCCCGTAAGCAAACGAAAAAATCAATTTTCGAGGCGGTAGAGAAAGAAATCATGCGCCTTGAAGAAGAACACGCAAAACGTGAAGAAGAACGAGAAACGATTGAAAAATACTGTAAAAAAGCAGGGCAACCAGTTGAGCCATTTACAACTCTAATCGGTCAAAAGGAATTAAATGACATTCTGAAAATGATTGATGTAGCAGAAGAACGAGAAAAAGAACGTGTTCGACTTGAAGAAGAAAATCGACAAAAGCAAGAACAAGCTCAAGCACAAATGAAAGTTGACCGTGAAACAATCGAAAATGAAATCGTTCCAAATCTAGCGCCAACAATGAGTGCAGGAACATGGACGGAAAACACCGCAGAACGCAAAGCGCTTTGGACGGTTCAATTATGGATGAGTGATGAAGAAAAAGAATTATTCAAAAAATTCTTGAAAGAAAACAATATTAAACTAGAGAGCGCAAACCGTAATGGAATTTAACGCCATTCTAAAATCGAAAAAAGGGGGCATTTTGACTTTCGACGCAGAAAGCGATATAAAGTTACCCCCTTATTACAAAAATCAAAAGGACGGATTGTATCGAGCAAATATAACCATTCTAGACCCTAGAGGAATAACCGCAGACCAGCGAGGGTATATATATGGCTTGCTGCACGATATATCAGAATACACAGGCTATCCGCTTGAGGTAGTCAAAGATTTTATGAAAGGCGAATTTTGTACAAACGTTAAAACAGATTGGGAAACATTCAGCCTCGGTTATAATCAGATAAGCATATACGACGCAGGACAGTTTATCGAATACATTATAGAGTGGTGTTTTCAAAATGAAGTGCCGTTCAGACATCAACAATATTTTGTTGGTAGCGAACATACTCGAATGCTATTCTTGTATCTTAAATACCGCAAATGCTTTATTAGTGGCGACAAAGGAGACGTCGCTCATTATGAGGCGGTAGGTATGGGACGTAATAGAAAGAAAATAGACCACTCTCAACACCGTTTTATGTGCTTACGACGTGATTATCATATCGAGCAACACACAATCGGGTTGAAAGCATTTTGCGAGAAATATAAGATAATACCAATCAAACTAACACCAGAGCAGGTTAAGGAGTTCAAAATCTAAAAAAATATTTTAAAAAAATTCAAAATATCGCTGGACATAATATAAGGAATGTTATATAATAATATTGTAGTTAAGGAACTACAAAAAACAAAACACAAGGAGGAACACGTATGAAAAAAGAAAAGGCTTTATACGTAATGAATACAGAGAAAGGAGCATTCTTAAAAACGGCAGAGTTCGATAATGAATTAACATTCAGAAGTGGTTTCGACCAAGTTGTTTGCAACGCTCAACCGATTGCAGCCGTTAAGGTTGATAATGATTTTAGCGAACATAATATCACTTTCGCAACAAAACTTGCTGAATTTTTATCACAAATAGGAGATAAAATTGAACCAGTGATTGTTGAGTTCGATATTAAGGTAACAGGATTAGACGGAACGGAATACAACGTTGATGAAACCATCGCAAAAGCCGATGAAGAAGAGGCAGGAAAATTAGATTTTTCAGACTTTTTACAAGCAATGTTAGCAAACAGATAAGAGAGTGAGGAGCAACAATGGCAAGACCGCCGAAAATGGGACTTGATTATTTCCCGTTGGACGTTAACTTTTTGAATGATTTAAAAACAAAAAAACTCGTCCGCAGTTTTGGAGCGTCGGCGGTAGCCGTTGCCCTTGATGTATTAACCAATATATACAAGGATAACGGCTATTATGCAGAATTTGATGAAGATTTTATTTTCTTAATTGCAGACGATTTAAAACTCGATGAAGAGTACACAAAAAACGTAATCGAAAAAATGGTTGAGGTTGATTTTTTCAACAAAAATTTATATGAAAATCACAAAATCTTAACATCTATCGGAATACAAAAACGATATATTTTAGCAAGTGGACGCAGAGTGCGTTCAAAAATTAACTCAGTTTATGACCTCATAAACACACAAAATGAGGAGTTTATGTTAACAGAAACTGAGTTTCCGCATACAGAAACCCCCGAAAACGATAGTTTCTGCATACAGAAGTACACAAAAGAAAAGAAAAGAAAAGAAAAGAAAAGAAATAAAATAAAAGAAGATGTAACAGAAGAAAAAAACGAGATTGAAAATCTAGCGGACGAGCCGACCGCAACAACGGCTCAAAAAAATATTTCTGAGGTTTTCATTTTTTACGAAAATCATTTCGGAATGACTAGCGACTATATTCGTCAATCAATCATCAAGTGGTGTAATGATTTAACCCCTGCACTCGTTAAACGAGCGCTAGAGATAGCAGTCGAGGAAAATGTGTTGAAATTCAGATACGCAAACGCAATACTCGTTGATTGGGCAAATAAGAGGATTGATACGCTAGATAAAGCAATAGCGGAAAACAATCGCAGACAACAGCCTAAACAATACAACAAGCCTCGAGGGTTCGTTGAAAATGTTCCAGAATGGGCAAACAGACCTCAACAGCCTAAACAAGAAAAGCCGATTGATGAGATTGTTAAGAATGACCTAGCCGAGCAGATTGCGAAACTGAAAACAAGCAAAGGAGCGAAAAATGAATAGAATTGAGTTTACAATTAACGGCGAGTGCGTGCCAAAAGCACGCCCCCGTTTTTCAAAATTTGGACACGTTTATACAACGCCAAAAACTAGAGCATACGAGAACATTGTTAAAAGCACCGCTATTGACAACCGAGTTCCTTGCGTTACAACGGCATTACGGATTGAGTTAGTTATTTACAAGTCAATCCCGAAAAGTTTTAGCAAGGCAAAACGCAAACTAGCAAACGAGGGAAAGATTTATCCGATTGTCAAGCCTGACATCGACAATTATGTAAAATCAGTATTGGACGGGTTGAACGGAGTTTTATTCATAGACGATAAGCAGATAGTGGACTTTAGAGCGATTAAGAAATACTCGGACAATCCGAGGGTGGAGGTAACAGCGTGGAGCGTTTAAACTTAACAGTATTCGAGGAAATTCTGTTTGAACGGTTAGGCTTTGGAGTAGAGACGGCAGTTACTAGCCGTGAACTAGCTTACAACTTTAGAACAACGCCTCGAAGAATTATGGGCGTAATTCGTTCGTTATGTTTGAAAGGAGTGCCGATTGTATCAACTAGAGAAGGACGGCACAAAGGATATTTCCTAGCACGTAACGTGTTTGAATTAGAAGAATATATTAAACCGCTAGAAGCTGAACAGTTTGAGATAACAAAGAGAATTAACAAACTAAAATCATTGAGAAATGAACATTTTCAAGCGATTCTAAACATGAAAAAAGACGAAATTTTGGAGGAGTTAAAACATGAATAATGCAAACTTAGTAGGACGATTAACACGACCAGTTGATTTAAGATACACACAAACAGGCATCGCTTACGGCTCATTTACTCTAGCCGTAAATAGAAAATATAAAAATAAAGACGGAGAGCGTGAAGCAGATTTTATTAACTGCGTAATTTGGAAAAAGGGCGCGGAACTGCTAGCGAATTACACGCAAAAAGGCTCATTGATTGGAGTTAGCGGACCAATCCAAACTCGAAGTTATGATAATCAACAAGGACAACGTGTTTATGTAACTGAGGTTTTAGTAGAAAACTTCGATTTTCTAGAAAGCCGAAAAAACGACGCTGACGGCTTTTCAAACGCAGGTAATATAAATACTCAAAACTTTAATAAAAATCAAAATTTGGGCGGAAATTTCGCAAATAATGACCCTTTCACAGCGGATGGAGAAACCTTTGAGGTGCAAGATGACGATTTACCATTCTAAAATCGAAAAAAAGCAATTTGATAAATTGATAAATATCGATACAGGATATAAAAATCCGATTTCTGACTTTAAAAGCGGTCGAATTGAAATCAATAATGATTTTAGCGTTTTGAGTAAGAGCGTGCATGTGGCACTTATAGAACAACAAAACAAGGCTTTTAAGGATTATTTGAATAAAATAGGCTGTGTACCTCATAGTGTGTATAAATTACATGAGGAGTTAGGAAATCTTGAAAAAGAAAACGAAAACAATAACAGTTGGTTTCCAATCTTTTAAAATCATAAAAGAATTAGAAAACACAATCATCGTTTCAAAAGGCGGAAAGCGTTATGTGTACCACAAGAAGAAAAAATCATCGTAACACCTAACTATGATGCGAAACCGATTATCAAAGTGGCTGAAATAAAAGCAAGAACAGGACGTGCAAACAATGATAGCTATTCACTGATACGACATCAAAATCTATCAGAGCGTGTTCAAAAAATCATGGATAAGCGAAAGTGTTATCGATTTGAAATTGCAAGGGAGATTGGCTTTTCTACAGCCACCCTTGCAACGTTTCTAAAAAATAAAAAAGTGAACGGCAGTTCATTAGACGTTGTTGAAAGTTGGTTAGAAAAAAATGAATGAATACATTGTGAAAATTGATAATAATTACTATGCAGGCGATAAAATCTATTCCATACGAGGATATATGGACAAAAAGCACCCCAGCAAAACTATTAAACTGACTCGTTATGATTTTAAAGCCTTAGCAGTAGACGATTATGAGGACGCAGTAAAAATCAAAGAACGAATTGACAAAGAAACGGAACGAGATTTAGGCTTTTTGAAAAATATGGAGGAAGACTATGGAAGATAAAAACGAAAGCGAAAAACTGATGGAAGAATTGAAACGAATCGGCGAAGGATTCAATAAGTTCATCGATTCAATAGGCGAAGCGTTGAACAAATTATTCTATCCAAAAGAAGATGAATGGGAGATGAAATGCCCGTTCAAAAAAGGAGATGAATATTATCTTGTTGATGCTGGTGGCTCATCGAATAATAGTTTTTGGGATGATTGGGTCTATGAAAAAATGGCGTTTAACCAAGGAAACATCTTTCCAACTTTAGAAGCAGGCGAACTCGAATCCAAACGCAGAAATCTACTGACACGATTCAAAGCATTCAGAGATGAGTGTAATAACGGGTGGAAGCCGAATTTTAGTGATGATGAAGAAAAATATTATTTATACTATTCGATTGTGGAAGAATGTATTGATGTCGGTTGGATAGTTCTAGGCTGTTCTTTTAACATTTTCGGCTATTTCAAAAATGACGAAGATTGCAAGAAAGCAATCGATCTCTTTGGTGATGAGATTATCGAGCTATTCATGGATTTAGAGGAGGAATAAAATGGAACTTACTTTATTTTTAGAAAATGGAAAAACATTCAAATTTGAGAATGCAACTATATTGAGCAATACTATGGAATTCATAGAGTTTAATTATGTTAGCATGTCAACTGGTAAAAAGAAACGTGCAACAATCAACACAGAAAAAATCTTGGGATTGGCTACTTCAATCGAGGAGAATGGTAAATGATAACAGTATACTCAAAGCCTAGATGTATGCAGTGCGAGATGACGAAGATGTGGTTGAGTCAAAACAAGATTGAATTTGAAAATGTGGACATCGAAGCGAATCCCGGGGCATTCGAGCTCTTGAAACACTATGGATTCACATCGCTCCCTGTTGTGGTGATTGATGATGAATTTAACGA